GAACGAATTCTTCTCATTCTATGCCCCTGGATATAAATTCATGCCAGCTTATCGTAACAAGTTCTGGGACGGTAAAATACGTCTGTTTGATGGTAATAAGAATACTACGTATCTCGGCTTACTTCCTTATATAAAAGCATTTTGCAAAGATAGAGATTATGATTTAGAGTTTGATGAGAACTTAGAAATCTCTAATGAGTGCTCTTTATCAGAAGTAAAAGATTTTGCTAGTACTCTAAACTTACCATTTGAACCTAGAGATTATCAAGTAGAAGCAGTAGCTCATTGTATACGTGAGAATCGGTCTATGATTCTATCTCCTACAGCTTCCGGTAAGTCTCTTATTATATACTTACTCACTCAATTTTATCAAGAACAAAAAACATTAATTATAGTACCGACCGTCTCTCTTGTTCAGCAAATGAACGGAGATTTTAGAGATTATGGTTATAAGGAAGAATGTAAATTAATCACCGCTGGTGTTGATAAAGAAGTAATTGATGAGCGTATAACTGTAACAACTTGGCAATCGATTTATAAAATGCCTAAACAATGGTTTGATCAGTTTAATGTTGTTATTGGTGATGAAGCTCATTTATTTAAAGCTAAATCTCTCACCTCTATAATGACTAAGCTAACCGGTTGTAAGTATCGTTTTGGTTTTACTGGTACATTAGACGGTACAGAAACTCACAAACTAGTACTGGAAGGTTTATTTGGCGCTGTTAAAAGCTTTGTAAAAACAAAAGATTTAATTGAGCAAGGTACAGTAGCAGACTTAAAAATAAAAATATTAGTCTTGAAATATGCTGAAGAAACAGCTAAAATGAATAAAGATAATAAGTTTCAAGATGAAATGGATTTTATTGTTCGTAATAATAAACGTAATAAATTTATAACAAACCTAGCTAAATCGTTAGATGGTAATACATTAATTCTATTCCAGTATGTAGAGAAACATGGTAAAGAGTTATACGCTCAGATTGAGCAAAACCTAAATAATAAAAGAAAGGTATTTTTCGTTTTTGGTGGTGTTGATGCCGAGTCAAGAGAGAGTGTTAGACGAATCGCAGAGCGTGAAAACGATGCAGTCATTATTGCATCTTATGGAACGTTTAGTACCGGCGTCAACATCAAAAATTTACACAACGTTATATTTGCGTCACCTTCTAAATCCCGTATCCGAAACTTACAATCTATCGGTAGAGGTCTTCGAAAATCTGAAACAAAAGAAGCTATGACATTGTATGATATAGCTGATGATTTACAGTATAAGAAAAAAGTTAATTATACACTTAGACATTTATATGAAAGAGTAAAAATATATAACGAAGAGCAGTTCCAATATAAGATTTATAAAATAAAATTGGAGTAACTATAATGCAAGCCATCAGAGTTATTAAATTAACCTCAGGTGAAACTATAGTAGGTAAAATGAGTCTCATGGAAAGATCACCATTTGTGCAGATTGATGACCCTGTACAGTTTACTATGATGTATAAAGGCAGCGGAGGTGAAGGTACGCTTGTGGCTCAACAGTGGATGGAAACAGAAGAAACATCCTTTTCTATTCATAAACAGCAAATTGTAGCTCATGCAGAGCCTAATGAAATGCTAAAAGATTATTATCAACATAGTCTTGCTGATCTATCAGAGCCCTATGAAGACGATGATGAATCTGAGTTATTAGAACTTGACGACATTACATTTCACTAGTTGCCTTTTGATTTATTTTATACTATAATAAAGTTGTTATTAAGATAAGGTTATTTTATGGCTAAACGTAGAAAAAATGAATATGTAAATAATAAGGACTTTTTAGCTGCGCTTATAAAATATCGTGATGATGTGAGAGCAGCAGAAGCAGACGGTAAGTCACGCCCTAGAGTTCCTAATTATATTGGTGAGTGTATTATGAAGATTGCAACTCATCTTGCTCGTAAACCGAACTTTATTAATTATACTTTTAAAGATGATATGATTTCGGATGGTATAGAAAATTGTCTACAATATATTGATAATTTTAATCCAGATAAATCAAACAACCCGTTTGCATATTTTACACAAATTATTTGGTTTGCTTTTCTTCGTCGTATTCAAAAAGAAAAGAAATTGCTTTATGTTAAATACAAGTTGACAGAAAATGTAAATATGATGCATATGACAGCTGATCGACAAGACCACGATATTGGTGCTAATTATGATGACTCTATAAAAATGAGCGAATGGTCGAATGAGTATATGAGTAATTTTATTAATGACTTTGAAGAGACTAAACGTCGCAAAGTAAAAAAACGCGAGCAAAATAAACTAAATGAAAATAGCGCTAGTAACTGATACGCACTTTGGTGCCCGTAATGATAATACAGCGTTTGCAGAATATTTTGGAAAGTTTTACACCAACATATTTTTTCCCTATCTTAAAGAAAATAATATTACTAATATTATACATCTTGGTGATATTGTTGATAGACGCAAATATATAAATTATCAAACACAAGCTCATATGCATAATGTTTTTATTGATCCTATCATTAAGAACAATTATAGTATGCATGTTATAATAGGTAATCATGATACTTATTATAAAAATACAAATACTGTTAACTCAATGCAGCAGTTATATGGCTCCATTGGTTATGATAAAATAGTATGGCATGATAACAAGCCTTGCGTAATTAATTTTGACGGCTGTGATATTATGCTACTTCCTTGGCTTTGTACTGAGACTGTTGAACCATTTCTTAAAGAAGTAGATAAAACTACAGCTCAAGTATTATTTGGTCACCTTGAGTTAAAAGGTTTCGAAATGTATAAAGGTGCAATAAATGATCATGGATTTGATAGTTCTCTTTTTAATAAGTTTGACATTGTATGTTCTGGTCACTTCCATCATAAAAGTACCGTGGGCAATATTAACTACCTTGGGGCACCTTACGAAATTACTTGGTCTGATTTTGATGACCCTCGCGGCTTTCACATTTTTGATACTGATACTAGAACTATAGAATTCGTTAAAAATCCTTATACAATGTTTAACAAGGTATTTTACGATGATGAGAATCAGACAATGGAATATGTCGTAAATCAAAACTATGACATATTAGCTGAAAGCTATGTTAAAGTAATAATTAAAAGTAAAACTAACCCTTATTGGTTTGATATGTTTATGGATAAGCTTGAAAAAGTCAATCCGTTGCACGTACAGGTTGTAGAAGATCATTTAAATTTAAATCTTGAATCTGACGATGATATTGTAAGTGAAGCTGAAGATACAATGACTATACTTCACAAATATATTGAAGCTTTAGATGTTAATGTAAATAAATCAGAATTAGAAACAACAATAAAAGATTTATATTCTGAAGCTCTATCAGTGAGTTAATACATGATATATTTTAAATATTTGCGTTGGAAGAATTTTCTTTCGACAGGCAATACTTTCACCGAAGTAAAACTAGATAAATCTAAATCTACTCTTATCGTAGGAGAGAATGGTGCTGGTAAAAGTACTATTCTTGACGCTTTATCTTTTGCTTTATACGGTAAACCTTTTCGAAAAATTAACAAACCTCAACTTATGAATACTATAAACCAAAAAGGTTTAGAAGTACAAGTTGAATTTCGAGTTGGTAAAAAAGAATATAGTATTATAAGAGGTGTCAAACCAAACAAGTTTGAAATATACGAAAATAATACTTTATTGAATCAAGATGCTGCAGCACGAGATTATCAAGAAGTATTAGAGAAAAATATATTAAAGCTTAATCATAAATCTTTCAGTCAAATTGTAGTATTAGGTAGTAGTACATTTGTACCTTTTATGCAATTATCTTCTATGAATCGTAGAGAGGTAATCGAAGACTTATTAGATATTCAAATATTCTCTACTATGAATACTCTACTTAAAGACAAAGTAAATGAAAATAAGACAACAATAAAAGATAATGATTATAATATAGACCTTGCTCAAGAAAAGATTAAGATGCAAGAACAGTATATTACTGATATAAAAAATAATGCAGATAAACGTATTAATGAAGCTAAAATAAAAATATCTAAAGCTGAATCAGAAAAAGATAATTATAATTATATTGTTACTGAACTGCAGGAAGAAGTAAACACTTTACAAGAAAGTATTTCAGATTTTGACTCTATAACTAAAAAGAAAAATAAGATAGAAAAACTTGAGTATAAGCTCCAAGAAAAAATTAAAAAACTAGAACATGAAATAGAGTTCTATCAGGACCATGATAACTGTCCAGTATGTAAACAAGATATAGAAGACGCTTTTAAAGATCAAACAATAGAAGATAAACAATCATCTTTAGTAGAAACTACTGATGGTTTTCAGCAGTTAAGAGATGAATGGGCATCTGTAAACCACCGTATTGAAGAGATAAGTGAAGTACAGAGAGTAGTGTCAGAAAAGCAGATTGAAATTAGTAATAATAATTCTAATATTAATGCATTAAATAAATTAATTGATAGTATAAATGAAGATATCTCTAAAATAGATTCTACTGATAGATCAGATGAAAAAGAACAAAATAAGTTAGATACATTAAATAAAGCGTTAATAAAATTAGAATCATTAAAAGAAGAATTAGTTAATGAGCGTTCTGTACTAGATGTAGCTTCTATGATATTAAAAGACTCTGGTATTAAAACTCGTATCATTAAGCAATACGTGCCTGTTATGAATAAACTAATTAACAAGTATCTTGCAGCTATGGACTTCTTTGTACAATTTGAGCTCGATGAAAATTTTAATGAGACGATAAAATCTAGATTTAGAGATACATTTGCATATGCTTCGTTCTCTGAAGGTGAAAAAATGCGTATTGATTTATCATTATTATTTACTTGGCGAGCGGTAGCAAAGCTACGAAACTCTGTAAGTACTAATCTTCTTATTATGGATGAGGTATTTGATTCATCTCTCGATAATACTGGTACTGAAGAGTTTTTAAAGATACTAAATGACTTGACTTCTGACACA